ACATAGGATAGTTGCAAACTCATTTCCTGAGCTATCAGCAAAAGAAATGAGGCCCATCAGGTCATTTGCGTTTAGCGGTGCGGTTGCAGCTTGTTGACGCATAAGCGCAAGCATTCCACCATTAGTGCTGCCCCCTGTGTTGCCTTGAACCTGAAGTCTTGCGTATTGAGCGCTACCTGTACTGCCGCTAGTAGACGTGCCAACTAACAGGCGTCCCAAAGTATCAAGTCGCGCCGCTTCTGTGTTGTTGGGGCTAAAACGGATAGAACCGTCTCCGTCAAGAGTTGTAAGAAATCCAGACTCCGTATAGTTAAGAAATACTCTGTTTGCGTTACCTGTTACACCGAGCCTAATTTCAGCCGAAGCAGCATCGCCTATGACGTGCAAAGCTGTTGCAGGACTCGTAGTGCCAATCCCTACGTTGCCTGCGCCAGTAATGCGCATCGCCTCAATCAAAGGGTTAGTGCTTGTACTAGAGTTGTGCGTTAAAAATGCAAGTCCTTGTATGTCCGCGTCGCCTGAAGTTTGAACGTTTGCGATGGCTGCAGCGCGAGTAGTGCTAGAACCAGATCGAGACCAAGAAATTGCACCGCCGTAATTTCCACTGCCATCAGTGGTATTAGCACAGTCAATGAATAAACCATCTCCTGTAAAAGTGGTTGCTGTTGTGGTACTGCTTGCGCTTGGTTTAGTTGAGAGAATTGCGTTAGGCACAGAGGTCCCTATGCCTACGAGCCCTGCGGACGTGATGCGCAGGCGTTCAGAACTGTTTGTATAAAGCTGAAGCGGGTTGGTTCCTGATGCGTTGATGACAAGACCACCCGTAAGGCTGCTATCGCTGTTAATAGTGGCTGTATTAGGCCAAACAGAGTGAGCCGCCGAGTGGGCAGCAAGCGAAAGGCCACCAACGGCGCTCGCTACAATTAGTCGTCCGCCGGCTGAAGAGCCTGTATTAGTCGAGCGGATGTAGGTAGTAACAAAAGAGTTGACATCTTTTTCAACAGTTAAGTCAAAGTTAGGGATCGTAGTGCCCACCCCTACTCGTCCGCTGCCGACAATACTTAATGGGGTGTTTTCGTTGGCACTACCAGCTCGCATTTTGAAATCAATACGCGCAGCAGATGCGTCGTAACCATCCGCGATTGTCGAAACCAGCGAGCCAGTGGCATCGCGGGAGATTGACAGTGGATATGCGGAGCTTCCAAACGATAGTTTGCTGTTAAAAGGTATGGATAGCAATTCCCAAGGCGAACTAGTCCCTATGCCTACGAGCCCTGCCGAGGTGATGCGCAGGCGTTCGGTATTATTCGTCAGAAATCGAGTATTTGTAGCTGTAGTGTTTTGAATGAAAAAGTCTGTGTCGTGATAGATTAACGTCTTTGCAGAAGTGCCGTCTTGGCTTACAAGAGCAAGTGCGCCACTTCTACTCGGAAAAGTTGCACTACTGCCTTTTAGAACAAGGGTTGGTACTCCAGCTCCGGCTGAATGGGATGATGGACTGCTTTCTGTGATCCCAACATTCCCACTCGCATCCACGAACAACCTGCCAGTGCCATTAGTGCTGATGGCTACTTGGTCTGCACCTGGGGAGTAAATGCCGGTGTTTGGGTCGCCAGTGAACGTCAGCGTCGGAGCCGCAGCACTCCCCAGTGGGTGCTGAGCAATGCTGTCGAATGTTGCGGTGCTGGTTACGTCCAGCGTGCCTGGTACATCAACGTTGCTGGTCCACTCAACTCCAGTGCCGGCAGCGTCTGTTTGGATGAGCTGGCGGGCAGCGCCATCCTGCAGCTTCGAGACCGGCAGTTCATCGGCGACAACGCCGACCCACGTGCTGCCGTTCCAGACTTTCATTTGAGCGGGGCTGACACTGGTGTCAAGCCACTGCTCACCGAGGTAGTTTCCACTGCTGCCGCCCGCTGCGGGAACGGAGTTGGGCGCTGTAGTGCCTACGTGGACAGGGCCAACCTTGACGATGCCCGTACCAGCAGAGTCCTTGAAGAAAAGACCGGGACTTGCGGTATTGGTGTTGATTGCAAGCTGACCATCCGCAATGCTGGTGGTCGGACGCTTATTTGCGGTGCTGCTACGAAGGTGCTTGTAGGTGGCCATGCCTTAACTCCACTCTGGGACGGCGTTACTCAGGCAGTCTACTAATACTCACCCTCATCAATAACGATGTCGTATTCGTCGAAGATTTCGGGCAGCGTCTTGTACTGCACGTAGTAGTCAGCATTGCTGACCTTGATCAGCATTTCGCCTTCAACGCCGCCGCGTGGCAGGTACTCGCCGTTGTAGTTGAAGCCGGACATCAGTAGGTGCCTTCATCGACCACTCCAACTGTCATTGCTCCAACGCTATCTACGGCGATCTCTGTAGTTTCACGCACAATTCCAGCCACTGACACTGTCGCAACCTGCACGCGGCCCCACAGTGTGGTCAACGCAGCTTCGGCGTCGGCAACACCTGTCATCGGGGGGCTAAGTGCGCCGCCGCTAAAGGTCACGTCGCCAGCGTCAATCACGCTGATGCCTGCGCCCACGATGTTGACGTGAGTCCAAGTCGTACCAGAACCTGGGCTCAGGATCCAGTCGCCAACGTCTAGTGCAACGGCTGGTGCCGGAGCCGTGCCAGTACCTGACGTAGTAACCAGCAGGTAGAGACCAGAACTTGCAGCGGTTGGAGCAATCAGTGCAGAACCAACGGTCAGACCTGCTGATGCGCCGTAGGTATTAAGGCTGGAAATTGTGTTGGTGTTGGCGTTGTACGTACCACCAAAACGCAGGTTGGCTTGGGCGCCGAACTCGTTGTTGAGCGGAAGGTAGTAACCCTGAGCTGGAGAGACTTGGCCGACCCAGACGTAAGCTGTGCGGTCGGTGGGGTTGATCCAGAGCTGACCGGCGAACTCGGGTACGGGCTGGCTGCTGCTAACTTGCGCGATGCCGTAGTCGGCAAGCTGCGATGCGGTAACGCTGTTGGGGGCGAGACGTGCCGAGGCAAACGTGCCGGTCGTGATTTTGCTGGCATCGAGCTCGGGAATGTCTGTTGCGGACAGTGCCAATGCAGCCACGATGTGGCCTTGGCTGTCGTAGGTGACCTTGGCAGCGCTTGCCGGGGTGATCGAGTTGCTGTGGTTCAGCGTGCCAGCGCCGTCGACGCCGAGGCCGGAGCCGGGGCGGACGACACCGATGCTGCTGGCGCTGGCAACGGGTACGTCGGCCGCAATAATCTGCCGGCCACCTGTGACAAGACCCCTGTTGTTGTATTGGACGACGTGATAATTGCTGGCTTCGGCAGTGACCGTGTTGTTTATAACGACGGTGTCGCCGCTCATGGTTAGGCCGTTGCCGTTAACGACAACTGCACCTTTGGCGCCAGTGGTTGCTGTTGGAAGATCGCCTGCCGCAATCGTGCGGTAGGTGACTGCGCCCGCTGCAGAAGTCGGGCCGGCTAAAAATTGGGCGGCAGCACTGGTGCTGTCCAGTGTCGTGTTGATCGTTACCGTGTCGCCACTGGTGGAGACAGTGACGTTGACGACACCTGCCGTCCCGCCGTTGACAGTATTGATCGAACCTGCAGCTTTGATGTTGACCCAGGTGCTGCCGTTCCAGCAATAAATCTTGCTGTCGTCAGTATCGAGTGCAATTTGACCGACAAAAGCACCGCTGGCGGGCAGGGTGGTTACAAGGTCGACGCTCGATTCGTCGGCGAGTTTGGCGGCTGTTACAGCATCAGCAGCGAGCTGCAAGGTGTTAACAGCGCCATCTTCCAGCGCAGCGCCTGCAATCTCGGCAGTGCCGAACAGAATTTTGGCGCCAGGGATGGTGGCGTCAGCGATCAGCGTGACCGCTTTGCCGGTAAAGTCAGTAACGGTAATTTTCTTGGTTTCACTAGCGCTGATATCAGCGACTGCCAGAAAGTCACCTGCAACCAGGTCACCGCTGGAGAGCGCTGCTAATTCGGTGATCCTGAGGTCTGCCATGGTGATGTGCGGCTATAAGTGCTGGTAGGCATGGCCTGACACCAGTTTAGTGTCAGTCGGATTGCTCCAAAAGCAAGAATGACGTGCCATCCTGCTCAAGCTTGAATTTGTCTCCAGATTCTTGAAGCAAGTATTCGGTTGTGCGTGTTTTGGCGCGCAGCCTGATAGGACCAGTTGCAACGAAATCGACGGAACTGACGATGATGTTGCCTGATGCAAAACTTGTAGCGCTAGAGGTGATCAAGCCATCGAACTCCCACCACAATGCGTCATTAATTTGAGCGGAATCAAACGAGCCACCAGACGCGCGTGTACCGGCAGATTTAATGAAAAATTTTGCGTGAAATGACGAGCCAACCTCTGTGCGCAATACAAGCTGCATCAGATAATTGACCGGCTCTGTATTGCCTTCTTTTACGTAATCCCATTGAGCGGTCAAGCGGCCGCTGCCAGTGATCAGGCTGCTGTATTGCTGCCTGTATTCATCGCTCAATGCAGTGACATCGACCGTTTCTCGCGTTGTATTAATTTCATAGTCAGATACACACCCAAGCAATCGCGCGTCACGATCGCGCACTGTGACTCTGATTGGAATATTGCGAGCAATTGCATTGAGAGCCACAAGACCGGTGCTGGCACCTTCAAGGCTGTCGTCAAAGTTTGTGTACAGACGAATACCGCCTAGTTCATCAATAAATGCATACCAATTTCCACTTGGTTGAACAGTATTATTCGCCCATCCACTTGCGGCGACGAAATCAAGATTCGTGCCATTTGTTGTGGCAATCTCAACTAGGTCACCACTAATTAAATAACTGGGGTCAAAATCAAAGCTAAATCGATCGCGAGCGGCATTGACGTCTGACGGATTGACCACAGACTCTTTGCTGCCTTCAAGCGACAGGCGGGTCAGCTCGATATTGCCGACATTGCCGAGGTAGATGCCCATCAGATTGTCACCGCTGTGAGTGCACCAGTGGCTTGGAAGCTGATCTGGGCAGAGCTAACTTCACCAACGCTGGCGCCAAACGAGACGCTGGTGATGTAAGCGGTGAGCTGCACGTCGCTGTTTGTGTTGCCGTCCACCAAGCGCAGACGCATTGTGACGGTATCGCTGCTGGATACACCAGCAACACGCAGCACTTTCTTCAGAGCCGTGGCGGCGTCGTTGCGGCCTGTGTCGTTTTTGTAGTACAGCAGTGTGGCACTGCCGTTGAATTCTTGGACGCCTGGCGCGTAACTGCGTTGTGATTCGCCAAGCGTGGTGGTTTCCAGCACTTCAAGAGAGCCGGTCAAGGTCCAGTTGCTGACCTTGATTTGTTCGGTGCCGTCGATCAGTAGGCGACCGTCGCGTCCGGTATAAACCTTGGCCATTAGATTACCGCCACCAGATTCACTGTAACGCTGCTACGGCCGGGTCTCACAGAGCGGATTTGTGGCTCGCTTTCGTAGCGCCACTTTGTGCCAGGCGGCGCATCCAAAGTTGCCGCGCTGCCGTTCCAACCGTTTCGTGTGGCAGAGGGAAGCGTGAAAGTACGAAGTGTGCCGATATTTAAGTTGAAGTCGTCGATAAAGAGCTGGGCGTTTGCGTCAGTTACGTTTTCGTAGCTAAGGCCGAGCTTGGCGTTGGTACGTTGAGATCCGTACAAAATTCGGATCTCGGCGCCGGATTGTGAGTTGTAATTTTTGATAGGCCATGCACCAGGGCTGAACTCGCGGCTGGTTGGCGTCAGTGTCGGAAAAGCCATTACTCCAGCACGCGGAAATTTGCTTCAGTGAGCACGTCCTTAGCCACAATGCTAACGCCAGTGGAATCGACGGGCACTTCTACGGCGCTGATATTTACCAAGCCGTCCTCGTCCAGCGTTAGTTGCTCCACTTGGTAGACGGAGGCGCTGGTTTGAAGGCTGAGCAGGGTGAAAAGGCAGCCGCGTAGGGCGGCGTTTGTGACGGTGTTGTTCTGGATCGTGATGCGCTGCTCGGTTACAGCGCTCGTAGTGGGGTTGTAGATCAGGGCGTCGTAACTGCCGTTTGCAATGGAGGTGACGCTGACCAGGGTCCCAGCGTCAGTGATGCCGCCGTTGTTGGTGGCGCTGTAGGTGGTGGCTTCGGTGATGACGCGGATGTAGGAACCGGGTTGGATGCCGAGAGCATCGGGTACGGTCTTGAAGCTGACGGTGTGAGTGACGCGGCGGCGGATGCTCAGCAGGAACCGTGCGGTCTTCAGTGCTTGGGCGCGGTTGGTGCAGAAGTCAGTTAGGTCAAAGGTTTGCTGGGTCGTGGAGCGGTTGCCTTCGGGGATGTCGGCCCAGTCGACCAAAGCGGAGGCTTGTGTCGGCAGATCGTTTTCGACGGTGACGCGCCAGGTAACCAAGGCGCGGAAGTTGGCGCGTTGGGCGGCGTCGATGTACTGGACTTGCAGGCTGTCTTGGATGATGTTGCCCGAGGTGAAGATCTGCTCGATAGCGATGGGCGTGGTGCTGATCTGGTAGCTGCTGTCGTAAGGCAGCGCCGGCATCATGCCGAATCGGCCGTTTTTGATGGTGAAGTTACAGAGCTGAAGCGCTGCGTTGTCGTAAAGGAACGAGCGCAGGCTGTCGCTGTCTTCCACCACGCCATCGAAGAAGATCTTGTTGGCGCGTAGGTATTGGGCGGTTGTGGTGAGTGACTCGACGTCGATCAGCTCTGTGGGTACGACGTTGCCGACACCTTGGCTTTTGCTGGTCAGCAGGTAGTAGACAAGATCGGCGAAAAGGTTGCTGGGTCTGTTGTCGCGCTCGATCAAGCGGTACACGCTGATGCCGGTTGGGACCCAAGCGCGGATTTGACCGATGCCGCCCAGTTGACCGCTGGATTTAACAGTAAATCCCAGTGTGGACATGCCGTAATACTCGGCGAGTGTTTCGTTGGAAAGGCACTCGTTGACGTAAACGATCTGATGCTCTGGCCCGCTTTCGTTTGATTTGGTCAGCTCCAGGTAGTGACTGCAGTCTGAAACCTGTGAAGCTTCTTCAAAGACGCGCTCAGCGCTGCTGACTGTGGAGCTGTCGACTGTGGATACGGCTTGAACAGCAGTAACAGCAAAGGCAACGTTGACTGCCGAGTAGCCGCCTACTTTTGAAAAATCGTTATCAACATTTACAACTACTGTAAATCCGTGCGATGTATTCCATGTTCCGTTCGCGGACTTTACCGTGAAAGACACGCCGCTCCATATATACGTGCTTCCTTTGTTTGTAGTTAGGTATACATTTCCAATAGTAGAGCCCAGTACGCCGGCTACGGACGTAGCTTTGACAGTAAACACAATTTGCCCGACGTTGGGCTTGTTGAATGTTATGTCAGCACTGTTTTCTTTACCCGCATTGTCACGTGCATAGCCCAGTACAGCAGTGAGCCACGCATTAGTAATCTGTTGTACGCTGCCATTGCTGGATGTGGTGTCGTACTGCGATAGTGCTGATGGAATAGTTGTTTGAGTGGTGGTTACGCTGCTGCCCTCTTGCGGGTCCGTTACGAGTTCGTCGTTCAAACGAATGTCAGCAATAGTTATAGTGTCATCGCCGTTAGTTGTAACCCTAAAGCTGCCATAATCGGTAGCCAAATCGATACCCAAAATACTTCCCGTGTTTGCGTTAAGGCGAATGACCCTATTCGTGTCGATGCTGTTTATCGCTATATCAGATCCAGTGCGCGGAATAAACCGGTATTCGTAATAGCCGGTTTGGGCAGGACGAATGCGGATGTAGTTGTACTGATCGACTGGTGCATTACCAGTAACGCAGAAAACTTGCGGCATTCTGCGCCAAGGCTGCTGGGCTTGACCGTACACCTGAACAGGACGTACCCAAATGGAAAAACACGATGTGCGCTCGAAGTATTTATCCATTCGAGGCGTCGTGAGCGTTATGTCCTGTTTATCGAGCTGATGCAGCTTGAAGGGCGTAGGAATTGCGTTGAAGTTGCACAGGCCGTTGGCGCGATTCCAAACTTGGCTGCGGAGTCCAATTTCGATGACTTGGGCATCACGTCGCACGGGACGAATGCTGGCCATATGCAGACGGCAGATGTTGAAGAAAGCTGCGCCGCAGTGCTTATTGGGGTTGAAAAGGCTGCCTTCGTAACCGCCGAGAGGTTGTTCTACTGTTCTTCTGCCAGCCAGTCCGACAGTTGCTACGCCGGTAATTGCTGTACAACGAAACTCAATCCTTTGTGTAGTTCCTTTCTTCCATGTATCTGGACTTCTTTTTTCAACGACCCACACCGAAGCGCCGATAATCCATTTAGAGCCTATGGCCAACAAATCAGAAGCCCTTGCTCTCCAAGAATCGGCAGAAGCCTTCAGGTCTTTAACGTTGACCTCTGTGTCTTTAAAATCAGATTGGTTGAAATCTTTCCAGTTATTACCGTTGATTTCAAATGTTAAGGTATCGTTTTCTGCTACCGATACGATTGTGCGGTCTCCTACGTCGGCACCGCCATTGGTTCCACTGTGCGCAACAAAACCCATGCGGCGGGAGTAGGCACGTCCAACGCCAGGCATCCCGACCTGCGGAATATCCTCCTTGGGTTGATCTGCGTAGCGATGCAGAACATCAGCATCGGAACCAGCGATCTTGCGGCGGCGGGCTTGGGTTTCAAACCGTGCTTCTTTATTGTCCGGGCCTTCAGTTGCTGCATAAGGCGCTGAGATGATTTCCCAGTTGAAGCGGAATGCCGTGCCGTTGTGGATTGGCTCGGCTGTTCCAAACGACGTATCCGCTTGTGGGGTGTACGCCATGGAAAATCCTTGGCTGAACTGTCCATCCTCGGTTGGAGCGGTAAAAATCTGGCGGCCAACGGTGCCGGTGGTGCCGTCCCCTTCTATGTGGGTGCCAGCGACTAAGCGTGCTGTCCTTGGTCTATTTTCGCCTAACTGGCTTGACCAGAACACTGCGTAGTCGCGGTTGCCGAGGCTGTTTAG